GACATCGGAAAAACAAGGGAACTTTCGTCATTTCCGGACAATGATTATACAGATGAAGGACAGTTGATAGGGCATATTGTGATCGGAGTGGAAATGCTCGACGAGGCAATCAGGACAATACCGGATTTTCCGGTTCGCCTTGCAAATGAATTGAAACACTGTATTATCGCCCACCACGGAGAGTTGGAATACGGTTCTCCGAAAAAACCGGCGCTTGCGGAGGCGGTAGCGTTGAATCTTGCGGATAATGCAGATGCAAAAATGCAGACTTTGACGGAAATATTTAAAGGGAAAACAGGTACAGACTGGTTAGGATTTAACCGATTGTTCGATTCTAATTTGCGCAGAACGTCAGGAGCGTAAACAGAAAAAGCCGATTGTAGGCGGCGGATAGATCGTAACTATACGGTGTTTCCGGTGGGGAAATATGTGCGCAGATGCGGATGTGCAAAAAATGCAGGAAAACAGAAAGAAAAGGGAAGATATGTGTATGCAGAAAAATGATACTGTAGTTGTTGAAATCACGGATATCGGTGTCAACGGAGAAGGAATCGGAAAGATAGACGGATATACGCTGTTCATAAAAGACGCTGTAATAGGAGATGTTGCAGAAGTTAAAGTGATCAAGGCTAAGAAAAATTACGGATATGCCCGATTGATAAACGTGCTTGAACCGTCAAACAGCCGGGTTGAACCTAAGTGTCCTTTCGCAAGAAAATGCGGGGGTTGTCAGATTCAGGAAATGTCCTATGAAAAGCAGCTTGAGTTTAAAGAAAGAAAAGTCAGGGGAAATCTTGAACGGATCGGCGGTTTTTCATCTGAACTTTTGGAATGTACAAAAGAGCCGATCATTGGGATGGAAACTCCGTTTTATTATAGAAATAAGGCGCAGTTTCCGTTTGGAACAGACAAAGAAGGAAATCCCGTAACAGGATTTTACGCAGGCCGTACACATGACATTATAGCAAATACAAACTGCATTCTCGGTGCAGCGGTAAATGAACATATTTTAGAGAGCATTCTTGATTTTATGAAAAAATATAAGATCCGTTCCTATGATGAAAAAACAGGAACGGGTCTGTTTCGTCATGTGCTGCTTCGTTATGGATTTACGACAAAAGAAATCATGGTGTGTTTTGTTGTGAATAAAGATAAAGCGGATAAAAGCGGAGAATGGTTTCCGCATCAGAAAGAGTTGGTGGAAGAGCTTGCTAAAATTGACGGAATGACGAGTATAACGGCAAGTCCCAACACAAAGCGAACAAACGTAATTATGGGAGATACGTTTGAGGTGCTTTGGGGGCAAGGATATATTACAGACTATATCGGCTCAGTGAAATATCAGATTTCTCCTTTGTCGTTTTATCAAGTAAACCCGGTACAGACGGAAAAATTATACTCTCAGGCGCTTGAATATGCAGGCTTAAAAGGAGATGAAACGGTTTGGGATTTGTACTGCGGTATCGGAACAATTTCTTTGTTTCTTGCGCAGAAGGCAAAACAGGTTTACGGCGTGGAAATCGTGCCCCCTGCGATTGATGATGCAAGAGAAAACGCACTGTTAAACGGAATAGAAAACGCACAGTTTTTTGTGGGAAAATCTGAAGAAATCCTTCCGAAATACTATAAAGATTATGAAGAACAGCACGGAGGAGAAAAGGCACACGCGGATGTGATCGTCGTAGATCCGCCTCGGAAAGGGTGCGACGCTGAATTGTTGGAAACGATTCTTAAGATGCAGCCGGAGAGGATTGTTTATGTAAGCTGCGATTCCGCAACATTGGCAAGAGATCTGAAAATATTGTGCGAAGGGGCACAGGAAGACGAAAAAACAGCAGGGTATCAGATTGAGAAATGGAGAGCGGTTGATCAATTTCCGATGACGACACATGTGGAGACGGTCTGTTTGATGTCAAGAAAAGATAAATAAGGGCCAAAAAGTGGCGTATTTCCGGGCTTTTTGCGAGGTAAGTGCCATCAGAGCATCCTTGCGAAAAGCTCGGTTTTCTTATATGGAAACATATCTACTGTGTGAATTTGCCGAGGCTCGGAAAATGAGTGGTAGGGTTTAGGCTGTAGATTAGATGTCAGAGGTTGTGGCAGTGATATGGATAACAAGGCTGACCGCAGTTCAAGCCACTCGATACTAAGGGGCAAACTTGGCAGTGGAATAGATAACAGAGAAAAAATTTAGGAGGAAGATATATGGCATTCGATTTTAAGAAAGAATTCAAAGAGTTTTATATGCCCAAGAACAAACCAGCAATTGTAACTGTTCCAAAGGCTAATTATATTGCCGTGAGAGGCAAAGGAAATCCCAATGAGGAAGGCGGAGCATATCAGCAGGCAATTAGTGTATTATATGCTGTGGCATATACGCTGAAGATGAGTTATAAGACAGACTACAAGATAGAAGGTTTCTTCGAATATGTGGTTCCACCTTTAGAAGGATTCTGGTGGCAAGAAAATGTAGAAGGTGTCGATTATAGCAACAAGGATACATTTAATTGGATTTCAGTTATAAGACTACCGGATTTTGTTACTAAGGACGATTTCAATTGGGCTGTTGATACAGCAACAAAGAAGAAAAAACTAGATTGTTCTTCAGCTGAATTTCTTACTATTGATGAAGGCTTGTGCGTACAGATTATGCATATTGGCCCGTTTGATAATGAGCCAGAATCAGTTGCTATCATGGATGCCTATCTTGAAGAAAACGGATACGAAAATGATTTGTCAGATACAAGATTGCATCATGAGATTTATATGTCTGATGCACGAAAGGTAGCTCCAGAAAAATGGAAGACTGTAATTAGACATCCTATTACAAAGGCGGTGGAATGATTGAGTGAAACAAAGGCAAAATATCATCATCTGATTCCCAGAACATATTTTTCTGCATGGGAGCATGGTTCGGGAACATTGTATGTTCAATTTTGCGGAGAAGAAGAGGTTGTAGAGCGGAATAAAGATAGAATAGCGGGAGTTACAAATTACCATTCAATTATTGCCGGTATGCCAATTGTAACGGAGACAGATGCTCAGAAAATATTTGCGTCATTGAATGATTTTGAAGTTCGATACAGTGGGCAAATAATAACAGATGCTTTGGAACTTAATAGACTTTATTATGATTTTGCAAACTGGGAAATATTTAGGGCAGATGGAAGCCCTGTTAGTAAAAAAAGAATTAAAGCGCAGATTGAAGATGTGAAAATTCGTGATATAGAATCTTTATGGTCCTCAAAGTATGAAGATGCATGGGGGCAGATTAGAGATGAGCTGATTACAAAAGTAACCTCAGCTGCAACAGTTTGCATCCCAGCGTTTCAGAAAGAGTATTTAATGAAATTCTATACAGCGTTAGACTGGAGAAGTATAAAGTCTAATATCCAATTTAATGAAACTTGGGAATGGTTGTGTAACGAGGTACTTCAATTAAATCAAATTGAAATACCCGAAGAAGAAAGAGAATTACCAATGCTGGAAAATGCAGCAGAAGAAATGCGACATAATCTTCTCTTGAAATTTTATAGGCAATACTTAAATGATGACGGTGTAATTTATAAAAACGCTATGGCTAATTTAGCCCATACATCCTTTCATTTTCTTGTAGCAGATGGTCAAGAAACCTTTATTACAAGTGATAATCCTGTTTTTGTATTCAGGAGAAATGATGGTAAATTACAAGGAGTCCTCCCGATTTCACCTAGAGTTCTAATGGCTCAGGGAAAGAATACGGATTCAGATGACAAGTTTTATATAACACATATTACTGAAGATGCGGTGCGTCGATATAATGAAGAAATAAAGAAAAACGCTGTAGATTTTGTTGTAAAAGAAAACAAGTAGCAAAAGAACCCTCCCGGCCATCATGGTCGAGAGGGTTTCGTGCATCTATGGGACTTATGCATCAATATCGATACTAACACCGGATTTCAATTCGATGGTGAAATGGTCATCCCAAACGGTTATCTGCTTGACCCAGCGTCGCACCAGTGATTCATCGAATTCCGTCAGGTGTGCAGTTTGCTGGGCGATGAAATCCTGAAGGTCATTGATTCGTTTTATCTGCTCATCTCTTGCGGCAGTATCGACGGTGGTCTGCTGGCGGAGTTCTCGAAGCCGGAAAATCTCATCCGCGATTTCGTCATAGGCCTCTTTGCTGTTTGCTTTTTGCAGAAGCTCCTGCTGCAGAGCCATCAGCTTGGAGTCGATGTTGTCCAGAGAAGTAGCTTGCGATGCACGAATGACTGCTGCGATGTTTAGCTGGAGCTGAGCCTGATAGCCGCTTTTGTCACCGAGCATCTGATTGATGGCGGCAACCACAACATCCTGAAGAACCAACTCGTTTACCGTTCGAGCATGGCATTCTTGTCCGGTCGGCTCCAATCTGCTGATGCAGCGCCAGACGATAGATTTACAGCCACGGTTGTTCCAGTGGAGCCTGCGGAACATTTCTCCGCACTCGCCGCAGATAATCATCTGGGAGAAGCAGTGGTTGCAGCTGTAACTTCTCTTTTTGCCATTGGCGCTGGTTTTAACCACTCGCCTGCGTACCAGTTCTTCTTGTACCTGCAGGTAGATATCTTTTGGAATAATCGCTTCGTGGTTGCCTTCCACATAGTACTGAGGCACGATGCCATTATTTTTGACTCTGGTTTTATTGAGGAAGTCTGTGGTGTAGGTTTTTTGCAATAGGGCGTCACCGATATATTTTTCATTTCGGAGAATTTTGTTGATGGTACTGGTGTGCCATTTTGGCTTTCCGGCACCGGTGAGAATCCCGTCAGCCTCCAAACCGGCAGAAATCTTGTCCATGCTGAGACCCTCCAGATATTCGCGATAGATGCGCTTAACAATTTCTGCCTGTTCTGGGTCGATGACTAGATTTCCATCCGCATCCTTCGTATATCCGAGGAAGCGATTATGGTTGATTTGCACTTTCCCCTGCTGGTAACGATACTGTAATCCCAGCTTTACGTTCTGGCTTAAGGACTGTGATTCCTGCTGGGCCAGCGATGCCATAATGGTGATAAGCACCTCTCCCTTGGCATCCATTGTGTTGATGGACTCCTTTTCAAATTGAACCGGAATGTTCATATCCTTAAGCTGGCGGATATACTTTAGGCAGTCCAGTGTATTTCTGGCGAATCGGCTGATGGACTTGGTGATAATCATATCGATTTTACCGTCCTTGCAGTCATCAATCATACGGTTGAATTCCTCGCGCTTTTTCGTATTTGTACCGGAGATACCATCATCGGCATAGATTCCGGCAAATTCCCAGTCTGCATTTTTCTGAATAAATTCGGTATAGTGTTCTACCTGTGCTTCATAACTGGTAGCCTGCTCATCGCTGTCAGTACTGACACGGCAGTACGCTACGACTCGGAGCTTTGGTTTTTCATCTTCCTGCTTTCGCGCGGTGTTTCCAACCTGACGCCTTGCAGGAATCAGCATTACATTTCCCATTATTTCATCTCGCTTTCTATAAGGTTGTACAGATATTCTGCCTGCTTGATGGGATCATTATAGAAGGCAGTGACCTCGCCCACATGGAAAAAGGTCGGTATCTGTATTTGCCTCTTTTGTGTTTTCTTATTGTTGCGACCAAGGGCGGTAGCTCTGCGCTTACGTTCTTCCTGTGCCTTACGGTAGGTATCCTCATCAATGATTGCTGGGTAAAAGCTGTCTCCCAGATAGTGTTCATTTTCCATCAGGCGCTTGGCCGTGCCGTGGTAGGTTTTGATTCCAGCTTCTGCAGCGGCTTTGGATAAGGAAAGCCCATCCAGATAATTTTGATAAAGCTGTCGGATTTTGGCGGCAGCAGGTTCATCGACAACCGCAATGCCGTTCTCAATCCGATAGCCAAATGGTGTATGGCCCATTTAATCGCCCATCCTTTCTGTGAATGTAAGCCCACATTTTAGAATAAAACGGACTTCATTTCTGCTTTGGACTTCGATGTGGTCTGCAAATTCTTCAAATAGCTCCTCGCTGTATTCGGTGAGCATTTCGCTGTGGGAAACAAACTGGAGTAGCATAGCTGTTTCCGTTACCTTTGCCGCGTCGCCAGTCATCGAGGTCGTGATGGTTTCAATATCTGAGCGATAGGAATCTGCTTGCAGAAGAAGTGCGTTCATTTCCTGATTGTACAAAATCTGGTCAATATAACCCTGGGCCATTAGCTTGGTCAGGGTTTCACGCTGTTCGCTGTTTTGTTCCAGAAGGCGCTCCAAATGCTGGATGCGTTGGACAGCTTCCTCACCGGATGAATTTTCCAGTACCTTGAGGTAAGGCTTCAAGAGGAACTTGTGGCTGTAGATGAGTTTGTTCATCATGGTTATAAATGCGGCCTTCAATTCCTCATCGTAAATATACTTCATGGAGCAGGCGTTTTTATCGTCAATATGTGTGTTGCAGGTCCAAGCGACATACTTATAAGTAGCGCAGGAGTGAATCCTACGCTTGAAGGTATTCCCGCATTCGCTGCAGATGATTTTGCTGGAAAAAGCATAGCGCTGTTGGTATTTGTCATTACCTTTTTGAATCCCTTTTTCCAGAGCCCGCTGGTCGACGAGTGCATTTGCTGCCTCAAAATCCTCATGACTGATAATCGCTTCATGGTGGTTAGCCATCATGTACTGGTCCACTTCCCCGTGATTTTTATGCCGATTGAAATTATCATCGGTATAAGTTTTTTGAAAAATTACATCACCTGTGTATTTCTCATTTGCTAAAATGCCTCGAACACTGGAAGAGGTCCAGCGGCCATTCTTTTTCGAAGGAACAGCCTCAGCATTTAGTGCATCCGCGATTGTGTTGGTACCTTTACCAGAAAGAACATCGGAGAAGATTCGCTTCACGGTCTTTGCCTGCTCCGGGTTGACTGTGAGATTTGTTCCGTCCCAGTCGTAGCCGTAAGGAGCGTAGCTAAGCTTGAAGGTTCCGTTTTGGAATCTGCGCTTGATGGACCATTTGGCATTTTCTGAAATGGATGCAGATTCACCTTCCGCCATGCTGCTGAGAATAGCAAGAAACAGCTCACTTTCCATTGAACCGGTATTAATATTTTCCTTTTCAAAGAAAAGCGGAATATTCAGGCTCAGCAGCTTTCTTACCAGCTCCAAGCAATCTGTAGTGTTTCGAGAAAATCGGCTGATGGATTTTGTAATAACAAGATCTATCTTCTTTGCTTCACAGTCTGCAATGAGACGGAGCAGCTCCGGTCGCTTCTCTGTTTTGGTGCCGGTGATGCCTTCATCATAATAAAGACCGGCGAACTGCCAATCATCACGGGATGTAATGTAGCGTTCGTAGTGACTTTTCTGTACGTCCAGACTTTCCAGCTGGGCATCACTTCCAGTGGAAACCCTGCAGTAGGCCGCAATGCGCAGTTTCTGTTTTACAGTTTTCGCATTCTGCACACTTTCGATTTTTGTTACCTTCTTCACGGTAGTTCACCTCCCTTCGTTAGTGTCACATATTAGCTCTGAAAGCCTTATATATCAACGGATTTCTGGCATAATCTCCACCCAAAATGGAGAGAATGTCTCACGATTTTTCAGCGATAATTTGTTGAACTCTGACAAGGAAATAAGTCCAAGCTCCAGCATGTTTTGAGCCACTTTCTGCGCCTGAAAGAAGTTATAATCCTGCTCAATATCGGCCTGCTGGATAGGCTTCGGAGAAGCAGAAACCGGAATTGATGTTGTGATATTCTCTTGCATAATTGCCTCCAATCTGAGGAAGTTCCTCACTACTAAATGGAGGCGAGATAGCGGTTTGGCCGAAAAAAGATAAAAATATCTGCCTCCACTATCCAATGGAGAAGAGAGGCCTGTTTTGACGAAAAATATGAAAAAAGAGGGCCTGTAGGAGATAATTCCCACAGGCCCTGTGAAAAGGTGTGTCTTATAACTTCTTTGCAAAGTCCAGAGAAATCCATCCAGCTCCGGATTTGAGCTTGCCCCAAAGAGTAGCACCTGCTCCCTTGGACTCCTGAACAATGGTAAAGATGCCCTTGCCAGTGAACTGACCTGTTCTGTCGTAGTTGGTACCCGGACCCTTGCGGATATTCAGATTGGCGATGCTGACCTGAACCTTATAGGAAGTATCCTTGGAAGGAGTGGGTGACGGTGTGGATGCTGCCGGGTAGACAACATTTCCAGAGGCATCAAAAACCTTGTAGCCAGAATTCTCGTCTACCTTTTTCTTGGCATTGTCCAGTACCTTATAAGCGCCAATCTGACTCTTGGCATCAGACCAAGACTTGCGTACACGGTACATCTGAGTGGTAGGAGCAGTGCTGCCGCTACCAGAAGTAGTTCCAGAAAGCTCTGCGGTAACCTTCGCCGCCAAATCACCAAGCCTTGCATAGAGCCAGTTGCCTGGGCAGCTTTTATTTGCAAACCACCGATGCACCGTCAGCACCATTTCATCAGACTTTGGTGCGTAATTCAGTGTCTTGGTCTTGTCCCCAAGCCACAGGAGCTTTTTCTTACCGTTTCTCTTGCAGATGTCGGTGCAGAGCTTGACAAGAGAATCGTAGACGGCACTGTTCATCGCGTACGGCTCTGACATATCACTGGCACACTCGATGGTGACGGCACGCTGGTCGTTGGCATTGGACGAAGAACACCAGCTGCGGTTCTTCTCTTCCACGCAGAGAGAAATGCGACCGTCTTTGCCGATGCCATAGTTACAGGAGGCCTGACAAGAAGGACTGGTAAAGCATCCACAGATGCTCTCGCAAGAAAGCTGACCTACTACGCAGTGAGGTGTGATGCGGTCAATGGAATGAGTTCTCTGTCCAGAATGATTTGGACTCAGTTTGGTATACGCTACCATTTTGCTGTTTGTGTAAGCCATTTTATTTATCCTCGCTTTCTGCTCTGTCATGGAGCTGTTCTAATACGATTTTGATTTTCTCTGGGACTGGAAGTCCGAGGTGGGCAGCATTTTCAAGTAAGCTGACGCCCTCATTGGAAATGTAGAAAAAGATGACTGCAGTACGAAGCACACTGCCAGAGCCAATGACATGAATGTCGAGGATGTTGGCAATGCCAACGAGCAAGAAAATCAATACCTTTCTACAGATACCTTTGAAGCCGACTTCACTGGAAAGCGTGTGATTCGCAATCGCACACATGACACCGGTGATGTAGTCGATAACAACAAAGGCAATAAGAGCGTAGAGTAAGCCGTCACAGCCTCCGAGAAAATAACCCAGCCAGCCACCAATGCCAGCAAAGATAAGTTGAATTGTGTTCCAGAATTCTTTCATGATAAATTCCTCCATTTCTGAAATTTGGTATAAGAAAAGCAGCTACCATCTGATAGCTGCGGATAAAAATTAAGCAGTCCTTTTCCACATGTAGCATGTGATATAGGGCTGCAGGTTATTGTGGGCATTGCCGGAACCAGCTGCGGCAGTGGAACCAGAGATAGTGTGCGAGTGAGAACCGGCGCTGGTAGTTGTCTTGTTGCTGACAGCAGTGTAGCCGGAAGTGGCGTCGATAAGCACTCGATTGCCACCGCTGGTACCCCATGAGGCTTTCTGGTTCTTTAAGTCATGGGTATGCCCACCAGTGCTTGCTGTCGTCAGCGTACCTTTTGCATGCGTATGAGAAGGCATCTGCGCTGTGGTCAGTGTGACAGCAGAAGCACCACCTGTTTTTTCTACTGTTGCAAAGTTTGTGTCGTTTGCATTCACGCCGACTGGAACACGGCCCGTTCCCCAAGCCACCCAAGTGCCTCCAAAGTAAGTGGAAGGGTTGGTGTTCTTGACACTCATGTAGATACTTCCGACAGGATAAAGAGCACCTGTGAATTCCTTGATGTAATCCTTCAGCAATTTGCCGTAGACCTTTACATCCCATTTTTCAGATACCTCAAAGCAGTTATCTGTTTCAGATACCTTACCGACGGCCACACCCTTGCCACCACTCTTAAAGTCCATGACTACCGACGCTGTAGATACGATGTCTGTGATGCTGATAGTTGAGAATGCATCCTTCAAATCATAGCGGACCTCATAGGAGGTCTCGGTGGAAATCTTACCGCCACCAAAGGTGAAGGCCGTACCGGAATTGAAGCTGGCAGAGGCATTGGTCCACGTGCTACTTCCGGCGACTCGGTAGTAGGTGGAGCGAGTCACTGTATTCTTGGAGCTGCAGGAAGCAAAGCTGTAGGATACCGTTCCTTTGATGTAGGTTCCATCATCGGTGAGTGTGCCTCCGCTGTTACAACGCTGCGAGTTGTAGGAACTAAAAGAAGGTGGACTGTAGGCGACGACAGAAATCGACACGGTTGCAGCAGCAGAGGTTCTTCCTCTGGAGTCCGTTACGGTTGCTGTGAAGGTAATCGTTCCGGATGAGTTAAGGAAGCCTGTCGTGAGTGAACTCTGTGTTCCAGAGTAGCCGCCACCACTGATACTGTAGGTCTTTATAGTGGAGCCGTAGATTCCGGCAGCACCATTTATCGTTAGCGTTGCTTTCGACTTCGACTGCACATAGATACCCCAAGCGGCAGGGACAGAGCCATCCACACGAGTAGCAGTCAGACTGCTGATGCTAGGCTTGACGGAGGAAGGAACCGTCAAAGTTAGCGTGCAGGTTTTAGTTCCAATCTTAGATGAGCCATTGTAGGTATCGCAGGTAATCGTACAAGTACCGCTTGTCGTGCTTGGTATCTGATTTGCCAGTGTGAGAGCTGGTGTCCATGATACCGAAGTGGAGGTGGTCTTTGTCGTGATGGTCCCTGTGGAATTACCAAAGGCATAGGTCAGCGTATGGGTGAAGGAGGAAGAAGCCCTTGAGATAGTAATCGTAGTGGCACTTCCCATATTCACTGAGGTGGCTGTTACCGAGGATGCTCTGGGAATGGTATTCAGCGTATGCGTTCCGCTCGCTGATACATTAACCGCATAGCTATAGACACCAGCTTCACAGCTTAATTTGAAAGATTTTGTACCATCAGCGTTATGGCTGATCTTTAAAGACCCCGATGCTATCACAGTTCCGTTATAGAGCTGAATACGATTGTCGGTTGAGGTGGAGTAGACAGTTGTGCCGTTGATGACAGCCTTAAAGCCACCAGACATGACCCAGCCACTTGCAGAGCCGGAACCTTTGAGGGTCCATGCAATAGTTGATGTATTATTTGCTATATTTTGACTGGACAATGTCCAAGAGAGAGTAACAGAGCGGCCTTCTTTCTGGCCGGTTGTGATACTTCCGCTGGAAGCCATAATGAATCACTCCTTTACAATGCCGGGCCTCTCCATTTGATAGAGAGGTTACCGTTACTTCTTGGGATAAAGTCAAACCATCCTCTGGTCTCATTGCCAAGGGATAGTTTGTTACGAACCTCCGCATTGGTGATGACCAAGCTGTTATTGGAGATATATGCGATTTTCTGACCGTTCTCTTTGAAGGCCAGTTCATTGTTGGAGAGCTCGGCAGTGAATGCGTTTCCGACCTTGCCAAGCTCAATAAGAGCTCCTTTGAAGCGGATATATTCTTCAAGGAGCTCTTGATTGGTAGTAATATTGTCCTTCAGTTCATCTGTGATAGTGGAGAAGTCCATACGGATTTCGCTACTGTTTTGAGTAATCGTAGATTGGAAATCCTGCTGGATAGTTGCCATTTCTGAGCGTGAGATATAGTCTTCACGGACAGCGAGACGAATCTGCTCTGAGGATTTTGAAATCTCCGAATAGCACTCACGCACATTTTCCTGAATGGCTGCGATGTCATCCTCGTATCCGGCAACATTCTGGAAAGAAGCCTGACAGGAAGTGATAAGTGCCATAGGACCACCTCCTAGTTGGAAACATCACACTGCAGTGTCAGCAAGCTGTCGATATCGGCAGCGGAGAGATAGATGACTTTGCCAGTCTTACCAAAGGTGACTGCATTGCCATCCTTATCTTGTGCATACCAGTTATAGGTCATAGACTGCTTTTCTGTTGCATCGGCCCAAGCGCTACCAGAATATTTCTGGAGTGTGACAGTCTTTGCTGAGTGACTAATTTTATACCAGAAGGCACCGGTCGCAGGATTGGAAGGTGCAGTCTCACTGATAGGGCCGAGCAGTGCATCCACTTCCTGCTGATTGGTGCGGACGATGACGTAAGGGCAGACACCACCCTGATTGTTCTTTACCGTAAAGCCTCCGATAGAAAGAAGCTCTGATACATACGGGTCAGATTTATCTTCAACTGTGATGACATCCACATAGGACTTGCCGCCATAGGTCATCGTGCAGCGGTAGGACTGAATGTTTACGATGTCGCTTCCAGATACCGTCAAGGTAGCAGAGGTCGCACTGGAGATATTTGTCCATTTGCCACCAGTGTATTTTGCCCACTGATAAGTAGCACTGGTGATAGCAGTCGTTCCAGAATAGGCAGAGGTTGCAAGTGACAGGCTTCCGGACTGGTTCATCACGATAGTGCCATTGGGCGCATAAATGGAGAAAACAACAGCACTGGTGCCATTACTTCCTCTGGTGGACTTCGCCCAGGCAAACTTCTTCACGACTGTTTTTCCAGAGATAGTGAAGGTCAAATCAACGGTACCGTTGACAACATTCGCACCGCCGAGTGTAGCAGAGGCTGCAACAGAAAGAACGATGGAACCAGCAGCAGATGCAGTTGCCGCAGTATTGGTCTTCAGGGTCATACCAGAAGGCAGTGTTCCAACGGAGCAGGTACAGGCAGTCTGTGTGATGCCAACATATCCGGTAAACGGAATCGTGATATCAAGGGCTGCAGTTGCTGCACCAGAAGAGGAGCACGCAATGGTCTGGGCCTCATTACCGAGAATGATAGAAAGTCCGCCGGTTCCTGCTGCACCCGGAGACCCCGGAGAGCCTTTGCTGCCGTCATACATTTTGGTAATGGAAATGGTGTCATAGACATCGGCATCATCTGTAAGGAGTTTGATTTGAGCGACATTATCGACGAATACGGTGTGCACAGGCTTTACGACGAGCGTTCCACCCGTGATGCTGGTATTGTCGGAAGTTGTCGGATAATCTGCCCATGCACCAGAGCTGTTTTTATACTGCCACTTGGAAATGGAGACACCCTGAATCTGTGCTGTCAATGTTGCCTGAGAAGCACCAACGAGCGCAGAAGAAGCATTGTACTTGAATACATAGGTATCTGCTGTCACATAGGCGAGCTTTGCGTTCTCTGCATTGCGCACCAAAGTGTAGGTAATATCCGATGTGATATTGACCGTGTTCTTGGTCTCGGAATCGTAGTAGCTGATATAGCAGATGTAGGTAATCATCCCTGTGGAAGAGGCAGCCAGCACATTGCTGTTGACCTTCAGGATTCCTCCGGTAACTTTCTCATTAGAATTCAGTGCTGTCTCAGCGCCGCTTCCGTCCTTACGTTTCCATGTGATAGTCAGACCAGAGGAGTTGAGTGCAACATTGGTCTGGTCAAGGAAAACGACCGGCGTAAGTGTAAGATTTGTGCTGGCCCAGCTTGGTGCGTAGGTGTGCGGCAGCACATTCGGGTTTTCACTCTGCGTCTTAGGCAGATTGGAAGTGATATAAGCCGACAGCTTTCGTTGGTCTGTAATGTCCACGAAGGTCTGCTGGCTGGAAGTTAAGATTGTAGGCATTTTCTGGCCCTCCTTTATACAGATACTTCACAGTAGAAGGATGCGTTATCTTGCACATCCTCTGTGGTTATGATGATTGATTTCATTCCAGTGTGGGTGGAATCCCACTGTGCATCCGACTCTTCATTACCGGATTTCCTATGCCAGACAAAAGCAGAATCCGGAAGAGTTGTAGTGATATCCTTATCCCATGAGTACACCTTGCAGGAAAGACGACTATTCTGGCCCTTGTCCTTAAAGATGCTGATGCCATCCACGATGAGCTCCGTGCGGTACATCTTAGAAGCAGCGATGCCATCCACCTTACCGGAAATACCCTCAATAGTAGCAGTCTGACCGAGCAGTTCATCCTCGATGGCTGTAAGGTTTTCATTTTGCTTTGCGGAAATCGTAGTAAGCTTGATACCGCTGGCACCAATGGTGATGGTGTTGCCAGAAGGATTTAAGTAATCTACGGTCTTGCTCATGCAGGCGTAGCGCCCATCAATGCCATGAGGCGGAGACAGGCAGTCCACAAATTGTCTGGCGTGGATGTTGCCGATATCTGCTCCGGTGTCTGATTCGTCTACAATGGTCAGCTCCATGCTTGTGATACCGGCGATAAGTTCTGCCAGACGAGCATTGGCTTTGCGGAGCAGGTTTCCCGGAAGCGTGACATTTTCCCAGACTTCTGTTGTCCATATCCATCCGATTTCTTTTACAGCGGCATCATCGTAGATATAATTTTGACCACCGTTTACAGAAGTGATGTCGATACGTTCATCGGATTGGACCTCGTTTTCTTCTTCATCGGTGGTCTTTTTCTTTGCCCCAAGTGGGATGAGAGCTGTGATGCGCTCGGTATGATCACGGGTGATTTTGACATCCATGAGGTTTTTGCCATATTCCACAGTCTGGATAGAATGTACATTGAACTCAGCAAGGTAATCCAGAACCTTCCCGGAATCTGTGTAACGGACCATCAAGTAGCCGCCATGTGTATTGATGAGCTTACTTTTGATGGCATCCAGCGTGCAGGAATACTCTGAATTGCTGTAGTTGATATAGTCGTTGTTATCCGTGACTGTGATATTACCAA